CTACCAATTCCTGATTATCAACTCGCGGGCATTCTTCTTGTTGGTTGGGCCGCCTGGTGTGTAGTTGATCCCGACAATATCACAATCGAACCCGTCAAAAACTCTCCGAATGTCAGGGTGGTCATTTATGCTGAGGATGGCCTTGCCTTTCATTGAGCGCATCAGGTCGGCCATGGCTATGTATTGGCAAAACTCAAACGGTACGCCATAACCTTCGGTTTGCCAGTACGGAGGGTCGAGATAAAACAGGGTATGCTGGCGGTCATATTTCTTGACGCAGGTCTGCCAGTCAAGATGTTCAACCGTTGTCCTGGAAAGGCGAAGGTGGGCGGCGCTCAGATCCTCTTCTATTCTTGTGAGGTTAAGTCGCGGCGGGGATGTGGTAGCTGTCCCAAAGGTCCGGCCACTCACCTTGCCGCCAAAAGCCAGTTTCTGAAGATAGAAAAACCGAGCGGCCTTCTGGATGTCTGTCAATATCTCTGGCGGTGTGTCCTGGGCCCATTTGTAAATTTCTCGGCTGATCAACGCCCATTTGAAATGGCGAACGAACTCTTCCAAATGGTGCTGTACCACGCGGTAGAGGTTAACAATGTCGCTGTTGACATCATTGATGACCTCGCTCTTGCTTTGCTGTTTGAGAAAAAACAAAGCCCCGGCCCCGCAAAACGGCTCGCAGTAGCAGGTGTGGTCGGGAAATAGCGGGAGAACGTGTTTTGCTAGACGACGTTTGCCGCCTATCCAGGGGATAATCGGTTTGAACATCCTGTGAACCTCCTTAATTATATTAAAGAATTGTGGTAGGATGCTCCTGCCGTGTGCACGGTGGAGGAGCCCTAGGCCTGGTTCACAGTGGTTTGCTCACTGTTGAGTCAGGAGGCCTGGTCGTGTTGCTGCACGACCAGGTCGCTCCTTCTTTTTTTTATGGTGCAAAGAATTTGTTGCGCTCGGTGACGAACCACAATGCAAAATCGGGAAACTCCGCCGCAGTAACCGGCACCTCGGCGCCGTTTTCAAAGTGTATCACCGTCTCCGTCAACCCCATTTCAAATGCGGCTTTCGCCTGGAGCATGCCGTTGCCGTCTGCCGCCGTCAGGCTCACAGCCTGGCCATTGTAATCGGCGCCGGTAAGCATAGCGGCGGCGCGCAATTCATCGGCTGTTGGCGCAGGCTTTTTACTCTCGATAATTTGGTCACGCTCAGCCTCGGTAATCTCAACCCAGCCATCCATCACCAAGTCTTCCTGACCATCATCAATCCCAAAAATGTTCAAGTCGGCATCTTTGTAGTGCTTCATCATCTGATCTCCGTCCAGATTGTCATCGTCCCAGCCGTCACGCCTTTAACAGCATAAGTGCTGCCGTGGGGCACCATCGCCTGCAAGTTAAGCTGCACGCTGTTGTTTACCGGGGTTATAAGCCTCCCCCGGACAATGCGGACATCGTCGACGAACATATCCCCTACTGCAACAGTACCGGTGGTTTGGTCAGACGCAATAATCACGCTGACGAAAATAGGCCGGCCGGTCGAGTTTGTATATGTCACCTCGCCCGCCCTGGAGGCAAGCACGTCCTGCACAGACTGTCCAAAACCGTACATGGTGGCGCCGAGATTAGCCGGCGTCACCGCACGTTCGGCATCAAGACCATCCAGCGCTTCCGGATTTGTTGCCAGCTCCACAATGCCTTTTTCCGTCGTCGTCGCCACCTGGCCGCGCACAACAACCTCGTTGTCGGCAACGCCTGGCGCCGCCCGGAAAACCTGCGATGCATTGCCTGCTATGTTTGCCAAATTGGCCAGCAATACGGTGGCAATCTGGCCATAGTCCTGCTTTGTCTGGTCCGGCGCCTCGCCGAATGCATCCAGAATGTTACACAACTCCTCCACCACGGCATTCCACATGTCCTGTCCCGGCACCGTGGCGCCCTGGCCGGCCACCGGGTCACCCTTAGTAAAATACCCAGGATCACCTGCCGGCTCCGGATCCGGCATAACGGCCACCGCCGTCGACGTATCACATCTATGCATAATTATCCTCCATATCCGAACAAGACGTTCGTATGTGCCGGCTTGAGTCTCTCAATGGTGCACTCAAGCAGCTCGTTACCCCATACCCGCAGCGGCTCGTTGCACGGGCTCTCACAGGTCGATTCAATTATTGTCTGTTCAGCCGCGTTCACCCGCCATGTCCAGCGCCAGTCCTCATCGTAAATAGGCTGGTCGCAGGCCGTCTCACAGGTGTGCGGTTCAAACTCGTCAATGGTGATCTCGTAGCCCAGCGCCGCCGCCACGCCGACAAAATATGCCCGGCTCTGGCCGCCAACGCTGGTCAGCTTCTGCACCAGGGCATTGCGCCGCTGCTGCACGGTCAAAAGCGTACCGGTGCACACGTCAGGCAGCCCGGCAAACTCCTCCCAGTCGGGCAGCATCTCCACAGTCCGCAGCGGGTTTGCCTCAGCCAGCAGATCATCAACCCGCCGGTCTATCCTGGCATACTCCTGCGCCTTGGCCTCCCACAGCCTATCGGCAACGCTGCCCTCCCGGCCGAGGGACTCCCACAGCTTCCCCGGCGGCAATAACGCCTTAAACTGCTGCTTATACTCAGATGCCGTCTTTGCCATTTACAGACCCTGATACGTTATGACGCCAAGCTTGGCGATCTGGCCGGGCGTAAAAGTCGGGTTTGCGGCCGGCACCACCAGTTCGTGATCCGTCTCGCCGTCGGCAAGGCTGATCGCTTCCCGAATACGGCTCAACTTCAAAGTGCCGCTGCCGCCGCCATCCTCGACCTGGGCCTCACGCCTGAAAAAGTCCTCGATCTCGGCCGTCACCGCCGCCTGGACCACGCTGGTGTTCGGTTCAAGCTTGATGGTCATATCAACAGCCACAACCTCCGGCGCCATCACGTACAACCCTTTCATGCCGACCTGCCGCACAGTATCGATGTGGTCCTTAACCGCCTGCACCTCTGCCGCATCAGGGATAAAATCCGCGTCATCATCACGCACAAAGAAGACTCCCACCGTGCCGGGCCCCACCCAATTCCCAAAAGGCCACACCCTGGTCACGCCGCTCACCTCCTTGGCCCACAAAACGTAATCAGCCAAGCTACCACCCTGGGGAGGGTCTTGCACCCGCTCGACCAACCTGTCTCGCCAGTCCTCCAACTCCTCAATGTCGGTGCCACCGGTCAAGCCGCCGGCACCCACCGTGGCCGCACTCTGCACCCCGGAGACAGGCGTCACAAAAGTCAAAGATGTCCCGGCCAGGGCATTGCCGTCCTGCCCTGGTGCAACACACGTCACAACAGGCGATGCAACGCCTCCGGCGACCACCACCTCGGCATCAACCGTGTACTGCACACCGTCACCGCGTTGCAGCACGCGGCCGACAGGGATAACAGCCCCATCAGTCCCGACAACATCAACAACCCCGCCGGCCGCCGTGGCCGGGTTCCGCCCAACCCCCCACCACGAGGCATGCTCGCCGAAATGCTGCTCATCAGCCATAGTCGGCAAAATCTGCTTTGCAGCATAGGCAATATGGCCGTGCAGCCCGTGCGCCAGGCCAACCTCCGCCTTGGCCTGGGCACCGGTCAAAGAGCGGCGCAAACGCGGCTCAACACCTGCCACATAGCCGTCGATGTCTGCATTAACCCGGTCTTTCAGTGCCGGTATTGTTGGTCTGTCAAAGCCCATTTACCCCTCCAACGGATAGTTGATCACACTCTCGAACCAGGAACCGTCAACAAGCTTGATGCCAATCAGCAGCCCCACAACCCCGGCCTGCACAAACTCGGCAGGGCAAGAAACAGACTCGGCAATCCCGTCCTCGATCATCCACGCCAGTGCCTCCTCGGCATACAACTGCGCCCGCTCCAAAACGTCCGGCAACTCCTTCTCGCGGCTAAGCAGCCACAAACGGCTGCCCTGTAAGTCTCCGGGCACATCTGCATACTGATCCTGCCAACTGCCGCGTTTATGCCCGGTGCCGTCCGGAATCACGTCGTCATCATTGGCCCGCCGGTCAGTAAACAGGCTCACCAGCACAGCGGTCAGCAGGCCGTTGTCACCGGCAATGTCTCCGTCCCGCACGAACATGTCAAAGCTGAACTCGCGGCCGTTATAGATGATTTGGGCATCCACTGCAGCTACACCGCCGTGATCTTAAGCTGGTTTGTCTGCAAAGACAGATCGGCCCAATTGGCAACCTCCTGCACCCCTTCCGTCACCCGCACCCACACGGGGATCGCGGCCGCGACTCCTCCGGCAACCGAGGTGCCAAGATCAACAGGGGCACCCGGCACAGCCGCGTCCAGCCCGGCCTGGCTCAAAGCAAGCGCCATCACGGTCGGCTCATGGCCATTGGCGCCGTCACCGTCAACGATTGATAGCTCGATCTGGTCCACGCCCGGGTTGCTGTCGGCCTCGGCGTTTTTGGTGTCGTCGTCCGAGCCGAAAAACAGCTGCACATCCACCGCGCCTGTCGATCCGTCCGCATTGTGCTCTGTCACCAGAGGGTCGCCGGCCTCGACCGGATTTGTCAACCCGGAGTCATGGTACAAGTTGAATATGCCCATCAATCCCTCCTAAAAAATGTTATCCAAGATTTTAAAGCCCACCTTGGGGCTATGGCCGGCCCAGCTCAAGCCAGGCAGATCGACATACGCCTGCACGATATAATCCCCGACCTGGTCAAGATCACTGGCCGCCGCATCGTAATAAATAGAGGTGCCGTCAGGCGTTGCAGGCCAGGTCTCCGTTGTGAAGTCAGGTTTACGGACCTTGATCGTGGCCACTGCGGCCGTTGAGGCATCCACGCCCAGCTCGATACGTATCCGTGTGCCGTCATCACCTGTCTGTCCCGGCTTACGCTGCTCACTCATTGTGTCACCACCATCATCATATCTGCCGTCAAATCAATCTGCATGATCGGCTCGGCAACCAGGTCGATCTGTAAAGTGAGCGGCGCAAACAGCAGCACCTCGCGGCGCTCTCCGCTCACCTGGTCGATCACCACCTGCCGTGTCACGCCGATCACACTCTCTTGGCCGTAAAGCTGTTGCAAGGTCGCCGCCAATACGGATGCCCGTTCAAGCAAGGCCTGCACCAGCGGCCCGGCAACAGTGCCCAAAGAATAGATAGCCTGGTCAATCGGCCCGACAGCGTCCCCCAAAACAAAGACGATCTGTCCGGCCGGCCCGGCGGGCGTCTCCAGGCTATAAATGCCCTGCTCTGCCTGATAAACGCCAGACTCATCGGCATAGACCACCTGCTCTACAGGCCCACCACTTACTCCTTCAATCCCAAACAGCCCCTGCAAGGTGGCGGCAACAACCTGTTCCGTTGTGGGCTCCACCGCTGCAAAAATGCGCAGCTCCGGATAGCCGGTGCCCTCGGCAATCTGCCACACCGTATCGAAATCCCACCCGACAAACGTGGCCTGCTGCTGCATCTCGGCTGTAGTCTTGGGCGTGGCGGCAGTCGTGTCAGAGTACCCGGCAATGTCCGAGTCGTAGAAGTTATCAGCATAGATAGCCGAATACTCGCGACCGGCGAACCCACCGTTGTTACTCGTTGCGAGCGGGGCATCAACCGTGCCGACGGAGTAACATCGGCGGCAGATAGTGTCACGCAAGTACCCGATAAACCCGCCGACATAGCCCGTCGCATCGAGGGCTGCAAAAGCAATATGATTCTCGCAATCCTCAATTAGCCCTGTGTCTGCAAAGCCACCATCTGATATGCCGATAACGCCGCCGGAGCATGCGGAGGTGGCGGTCAAATCGGTGACTGAGCCGGTAAACCGGCACTTGCTTACTCGGCCCGCTGCCCCAACACCCCTACCGGCAAGGGCTCCCGAGTATCTATTCCCGGTGATTTCCGCGTCTATGTGCAGATCTTCAACAACCCCGTCGATCAAATAGAACAGGGACTGGTAATCCGCGCCCGGCCGATCCATATATATGGACACTGTATGCCCTTGGCCGTCCAGCTGCCCGGTGAACGAGATGGAGCCAGTTGCGCCGGCCAATGGCACAAAACCTTCGCCGCCATTCCACGTGGCCATGTCGCCTTGCGGGATATCTGCAACAACAACATAATCACCGGCAAGGTCGTTGTTAATGGCCTGTAGCTCTGCAGCTGTGGAAATGGTAATCGCCACTACTCCACCTCCTGCGCCTGCAGCATGGCAAGCACCTCATATAGCCGGGCAAGTTCCGCCTCGGCCCACCCGAGGGGATCGGCAGCCACCGCCTCCTGCAGCCCGATCAGATGGTCGATCATCGACACGTCCGGGGCCGCCTCGGTCCGCATCTCGCACCTGATTATCGCATTGGTCAACTCGGCAATGCGCGTATCGGCCACTGCCAAAGGCGCGGCCTCAATCTCGGCAATCATTGCCTCTATGGCTAAAATTTCATCTCCCATCAGTCTCTGTCCATCTGCTGGTTCGGGGGATCTGTCGGCCCACCATTGTCATTTTCCGGGTGATTGTGGCTGTCATACACCTGGCGCATATCACTCATGGAGACATTGGTCGTATCGCACTTGTCGATAATCTCGCCGGTGCACTCCAGGCGCGGCGTCTCAAAACGTATCTTGTCTGTGGCGGCAATGGTCACCAGCGGGCAGGTAATGGTCGCCTCGGTGGCCACGTCCGCGATCAGCGTGTCGCATCCATATATATGGATTGTCTTGTCACGCAGCAGGGCAATCACCTGGCCCTGGTCGTCATAGATGACGTTCTCGCCGGCCTTAAACCCGGTGGGCCGGAACAGCCGATGAAAAGCAGACAACGCCACCGTGTGCGACCTGTCGCCGCCCATGGATGCCGTCACCGCCTCATAGCCTTCCGGCGGATGCGCGGTGCGGCCATAGCCCTCAACATGCTCAACGCCGTCCAGCACCTCACCCTTGAGCAGTTCCACCTGCAGGGTCTGCACAAGGGTTGATGGGTCAACAAGCCTGCCAACCGCCCGCGAGATCATCAGCTTAATACGCCGCCTGATCGGCCTGGTAAGACGCTTGAATACGGAGTCGCTCACCAGCTGAACCCCTCGTCTTCCGCCGGCAGCGGCTCCATGTCGTAAGCCTCCCTGGGCATCACGGTTAACCTGGTGCGCTTGCCACCCTCGTCGATCACGTACTCAACCGTGCCGATCATCAGCCACTCGCCCTGGCCGTTGGCGCCCGTAAAGCCCATCCACTCGTCCCGCACCAACACATTGGTGTTGGGCCGCCACAAGCCGTCCGCATGGCGCCAGCCGCTTCCCGTATAAACAGCCGACCGAGAGCGGCCATACTGCACGTTGCGCTGCCACTCGGCCCGGCGATTTGCCTCGCCGATGCCGCCAACCATACCCTCGGCGTTTGTGGTTGTCGGCCTGTACCTGGGCTTGATATCTTCTGCCCTGCCTGAGATATGGGCGTCAGATTCAGCAGACTTGTCTCCAGAAAAAGAACGCTGCCCTACAATATAATAATGGCTAAATCGGTCCCGTTCGCTGAAGTCCCCCTCCGCCTCCTCGATGTTCTCACCCAGCACCAGGGCCGTGCCCACCCGCTCATCACTGGCCCTGGTGATCACCACATTGCCGTCCGGATCGTCCATCAATCGCACCCCGGCAGTCCTGGCATGTAGCTCCAGGAACTCATACGCTGTCTGCTCCGGGGCGAGCACTGCCTGTGTAATCTGCTCAAGCCCATCTACCTCGCTACGCGCCTTAATGCCGAAGCGCCCGGCAACAGCTGCGGCAAGCTGCAAAAGTGTCTGATTGTTGCGCTGCCCCGCCCCTGAGTCATGCGGAGGCAACGAGCAATCAACCAGATCGGCAACCTTGGAACGGCCGGATACGGTCAGCTCCCGACTCGTGCCGTCATAGCTCGGCCTGACCCGGTCAATATGGCCGGTGATGAGCAGCTCCCCGCCCACCTTTACCCGGCACGGGCTACCCAGCTTAATCGTCCGGGCCTCGCCCGCCTGGGTGTCGGTCAGCCCCAGGTCAAAAGAGCCGGCAAAATAGTCCATGGAGCGCCGCACACTCACCTTCTTCCAGCCGCTGTACACCGTGCCGTTTACAACAAGCTCAATCTTGTCGTCAGCCATGTAGTATCTCCAACGCCTCGCCACCCGGCACAAAGCCGGGATGGCCGATGCGGTTGCGCTCGATGATCTCCTGCTCGCGGGTGGCGTCGCCATACACCTGGTGGGCCACAACAAGGGCCGGCAGGGTGGCAGGCGGCGTGTATGTGGTAAGCTCCGGCAGCCGTGCGCCCCTGGTCCGCAGGTCAATGGCCACGGCAGCCCGTAACGCCGCCAGCTGCTGATAGACAGCGTCGCTGATCGGCTCGCCGCTCACCGGGTCCACACCCTCAATCATGCTGTCCATGGCGGCCAACAGCATGGCCGAGGTCTCCAGGGCCTCATCCCGTGTCTCAAACTCCGCCTTGCTCGATACCCGGCACGCCTCAATCACCGCCGTCTGCCTGGTCAGCCGCTGCAAGGCCGCCGTGCTTGTTGCCTGCTGCCGCCGCACCGGTGTAGTGGCCCGGATGGTACGGCTGTCACTGCCGGCACCAAACAGCCTCTTATATAATGATATGGCCCGCAGCGGCTCGGTAACGCTATCCTCGATGCGCTGGATAGAGCCGACAATGGATGTCACCACATTAGCCGGCGTGCGGATCTCGGCAGCCACCCGCCCGCTGGCACCGTCCACTATCTCCTCCAGCTCGGCCAATGTGGTGTACACGTCGTCTGCCATCTCGGCCAGGCCCCAATCAGGCAGGCCGTCCGTGTCAAAGATGTCCAAAAAGTCATCCTCGACCGCACCAAGGGCGTCATCCGCCCTGTCGTTTGTCTCTTGGCTCGTGTCAGTGGAGGATGACGGAAAGATCAACCCGCCGTCTTCCACGAGCACCAGCCTGAAGGTGGCCCGGCCGCCCCTGCCCGTTATCTCCTGCACCGAGGCAGGCTCAAGCAGGCTCACCGTCATGGTGCCGTACCACGGGTGCACCAGGGTGTGCGGCCCCTCTTTCTCAAGGACGACAATGAGTGCATCGCGGGCCACCTGGTAATCAGGGTTAACGCGGCGGTCCACAAACACCTCAAGGGGAAACTGCCGCCCCTTGCGCCCCGAATCCTCAACCCAGGGCGTATCGCGCTGCGGGTACTCGTGCAGCACCGTGCGGCGGCCAAACACCCCCTCAGAGCTCGGCACGATAAACAGCGCCCCTCCCAAGCTGCCGGTCAGCGCTTTGCTATCAACACTCCTGGCTTTTATGGTGTCTCGCCACTTGCTCATACTTTACTCACCACCCCGATCATGGTAGGCTGATCATGTAACCAACATAAGGAGCGCATACCATGACACGACATATCCTTTTCACCATCGTAATCTTGGCCGTGTCCGCTGTTGCCAAGGCAGAACCGCAAACTCCGCGTGGGGTTGTTATTGCTTATGAGTGTGAGCAAATAGACCCAAACACAACAGGCTTTTCGTGTGAGTTCGGCGCAGAAGGGCTCACCCTGATCAGGCACGAACCTTTTGAGAGCATGACCCCAGATCGCCAGAAGCTTGCCGAGTATGAGTTCGCGAAAATTGCCTTGCGCTACATGGAGCTTGGCGGCAGAAAATACATGCAACGTGCTGACTTCTGGCCATCTGACCGTCGGCGAGTCTGCTACCGAGTTGACAATCTGCCATACAAGATATCCTGTGACGATATCACCGTGAGCGACTAACAACATCACCAGCTACCCCCCGAGGCAAACCCCACCTCAGTCTCTGCCTGCAAATTAAAGCCATCATGGCTTGACCGCAGGCCGTCCACCCTGGCGGATGTACCCCTTTCCGCCTGCACCTTCACCACCATCTCACCGCGCATCTCCTGGGGCTGGCCATGGCCGCTCATTGTCGATTGGTCCATGCCGTAGCGCCTGGCCAGCTCCCGGTCAATGGTCTTCACCTGATACGAGTCCGGGCCGCCCCCCATCACCATGTGGCGAGAGCGCAGCGCCATCAGATTCTCCGTGCTCTTCATGCCCGCCTCGGCCCGGGCCAGGGACTTGCCTATCTTCTGGCTGGTCCAAGCAGCGGCAACGGTGCCGACGGCCGCCACCAGAGGCGCCATGACCGTAGCCAGGCCGGCGCCGCCCGCTGCGGCTTGGGTTGCTGCGCCGCCACCTGCTGCCGCACCGCCACCACCCGGCCAAATTGAAGCAGGGCCATTCACCACATACACGGGCACGGCATTGCCGAACCCGCCCAAACCAGCCTGGCCCGCTGCAGCGCCACCCTTGCCGCCTCGGAGCTGTCTACTCAAATCCCACAGCCCCTTACCTGCCCGTGCCGCCTTGTTGGCGACAACCAGGCCGCCCAGGCCAACAGCCAGGCCGGTGCCAAGCGACAACCAGCGGTCCACTGTCTCCTGGTCCACGCTGTTAAGCAGCTCGGTCAGCTCCCTGATCGGCCCGGTCAATTTCGAGTCGGCAAACTGCTCCCACGCCACATAAAGCTGGCTCAAGGCCCGGGTGCCGGTCTCAGCCGCCCTGGCACTGTCCCTGGTGGTGGCGACACCGTCGGCCTGCATGTCCATAAATTTTTCAAACATCCCCACCGAACCGTCGCGCTTGAATTCCCCGACAGCCGCGTTGAACGCCCGAATCGCCTCGGCATCAAAGACCCTGGAGAGCACGGTCTGCCGGCCCTTTGCTGCCTGGATTATTTCCACCATCAGCTCGTTAATGGGCCGCAGCACCTCTTTTTCCTTGTCCGCCCATACATCAAGTCCAAGCTTGTCCTCCAATAACTTGATCTTCTTGGCATCGGACATGGTGCGCATCACCGCCTCAAAAGCGGTGGCCGCCATCTCGGACGAGCCGGTGCCCTGTCTGATAACCTGCAAAGCCGCGCCCATCTCCCGGATAGCCTGTATCCCGCCCCGCCCGCTGGACGCATAGGCTGCCACAACCCTGGGGCCGAGGGCGGCCAGGTTCTGCAATGTAAAGGCTCCCTCCTTGCCCTGCACATTGAGTATGTCCAGGGCTTCCAGCACCTGTGTCGGGTCGACCATGCCCATCTTCTGGAACTCGGCCATAATGCCGCCGATATCCTTGCCTGTTGCGCCGGTGGCCGAAATGGCCAGGCCGATATTGCGGATATTCTTCTCGGCAAACTCAAGGTCGCCGGTCTTTTCGACAATCTCCTCGATGGCGCCGGTGATCTCGCCCGGATCAAGGCGAATCTCAGACGCCCTGGCCGTCTTGTATATTTTCTCCTTGAGATGGTCGATCTTCTCGGCCGATGCTTTGGCCTGGATGCCGAGGCGCACAAAGCGGTCTTCCAGGTTCATCACCATCCGGGCCGTACCAAAGCCGGCCGCGCCGGTGAGCAGGGCCGTATAGCGGTTGCCGAGCTGGTCCAGCCCCCGGCTTGCCGTCTCAGTCCCACGCCGCAACATGGCCATACTGCGTCGCCCCTTCTTGCCGAACCGGTCAATGGCCCCGGAATAACGCTGGGCGCGCTGCTCCAGGTTGCCGGCCATGTCAACAAGTATGCGTGTGCGCAGGTCGCTCATAGGTCTTCACTGTCCATGGATAACAGCCGCCTGAGCGGCTCCTTGCGCAATGCCTGTATGTCAGTCATCCGCACGCCCTTGCGCGTCATCTGCTGCTCCGCTGTCGCCAGCGTCTCCGCAAGGGCTATCGTCTCGCCCCCTTTGCGTCACCTCCGGAGACGCCTTTGCCGCACGCTCGGCAAGCCGCTTCGCCACCTCTTTGGAGGTTAAAGCACCGGCTGCCAGATCAGCATAGAGGTTGAGCACATCAAGATCCTCTTCGTGCAACGTGCCGAACAGATCATAGTCGAGAGGCCCGGCCAGGTAGCCGATACTGGCCACCTGCCGACAGAGGATCAACGCCCCCAGCTTGGCGGGGCTCTCCACCACCACCGGCCTCATGCTGCCGTGCATCTCAAACGGCACCACCTTTTCGGCGGCCTCCTTGGCATCGATAATCATGCCGGCCGTCAGATGGTCATGCAGCTCAAAGTCCTTGAGGTACTCCTTGCCCACCTTCAGGCCGTGGATGAGGCTGCCCTTGATGCGCGCCATTACATGGCCTCCCACGAATCGCCGACCAGCTTAATGGGGCTCTTGGCCTCAACACCCACCGGGTTCTCTGTGGCCGCACCACGCATGACCCACTTCTGGCCGGTGTCACACTTAAAGATCACCGTGGCGTTGTCGATTGCAGAAAGCGCCACCACATCGGTGTCCTTGGTGTGGATGATGTTACCCTCCACAAAGGGCGCCTCCTCGCTCTCCGTGGCGTATGTCCGGCCATGATGCCGCTCGAAATCGCGCGCAATGCCGCCCGGGTTGGCCGTGGCGCCGCGCTCCATCTCCATTTGCTCGCCGTCAACGTATACCGTTGCTCGGCCTGTGATTCGTTTCATATCGTTCTCCCTCTCGAAAACCTCGAGTTGCTATCCCAAGATGTGTGGGTGAAGCAGTGCTGCTGTACTCACCCCTCCAGGCTAAATGCGGAACTGGGTGAGCCCGGCAAAGGTGCGGGCCTGGCCGACAAGCCTGGGCTCATCCTTCCAGTTAGCCCGACCGGATGCGGTGTCGATTTCAGTGATAATTGATGCCGCATATCCTTCATAATCATCACACCAGCCACGCTCGATAAACACCTGGTACAGTGCAAGCAACTCTCCCCGAAGGACATCATCAGTCACAATGGGCTGACCCGGCGCAAAAGCCGCATCGTTATCGTCAGAGAGCTTATGCCGTGGAAAGAGCAGAGCAACCCTGGCCCGCTGCTCGTACCTGATGCGCTCCAGCGTCTCAGGCCGGTTGATGTCCAGATAGCTGATATCCTCAACACCGACATCGTTATACTGATACATGGTGATCTGCCGCTCGATCAGGCAGCGGCCATCCTTGGTCACCCGGTATGTGGCAATACCGTCATAGAGCAGCAGGTTACGCTCGGCATCGTCCCAGCGGTCCTCGATGGCAGGCGGCAGCACACCCTCAAGCCAGAGGGTCTGTAGTGGCCTGGCCGGGTCCAGAGCCAGCGGGTTGGCCGCGGCAATGGCGTTGATGGCCGCAAACAGATAGGGCGGCGTCGGCAAGATGTTTGTACCCATGCACGTTACATGCGGGCTGTTACGGGTGCCGCCGAATGTGCCGGTGTCTGCATGGCTGCCGCGATAGGCGGCAAAAGCCCGGCCGCCTTTCTGCTGCATGGGCCCGTAGCGGCCGTCAAGCTCTGCCTCCAGGGCCACCAGGTTGGCGGTGTCGCTAAAGGGCATGACGATCCAGTTGTACCATTCGTCACCCATGGCAGCGATTGCCGTGGCAATGTCCGGATTGGCAGTGCCGCCGCTCATCGGTGTAATGGTAACGGTGATCCCCTTGGGGGTCTTTTCGCCGTAATAGTTCATCCGCAGGTCAATATCGTTGCCGGTCTCGCCCTTCCAGCGACAGGTGATGTCCACCTGGGTGGCGGTTACGCCGTTGACCGATGCCGTCACCGGCAGGGTGGTGTCGGCATTAATGGCAGCGGCCAGGGCCGTGGCAACATCCTCGCCGCTATCGCCCGAGGCAACCGCAGCCCGCACCTTGGTGCCGCCGACGTATAAGGTAAAGGTGCCGCTCTCGGTGGCCGTGCCAGGCATGTCAACACTGCCTGCAGCCTCCCCCCCGGCCACATCGTCGTCCAGGGCAATGCCCCAGGTCTCGGTGTAGCGATCGACATCCTTGATCTTCCGGAACATCTCGGCAAGCATGGCGCCGCGCCCAAAGGCCTCCTCGGCCTGGTTGTAGTTGGTGATTCTGGTGGGCACACCCTCGGCAACGGCGCCCGTGCTCAGCCGCTGGCCGATGACCAGCAGCTTAAACTGCTGCTCGGCCTGGGCCGCCAGAGAGTTGTCGATCTCGATATATACGCCGGGCAGCCGCAGGGACGCCGGCAATTCATTAAATGGCAGCATAATGCTTTACTCCTTTGTTATTTGGCGTAGCCGCTGCTACTTCTTGGCCGTTTTGGCCTTGGCATCCTCATCCTTTCCGGCCGCCGGGTCGATCACGGAGCCGTCGCGCAACCGGCGCCGCCACCACTTGTTCAGTTCCACCTTGGCGCCCTTCTCCGGCAGGTGAGTGCCTGGCTTATCAGGCATGCGCACCTTGTTCGGCTTACCGGTTGTCTTGTTTGTCGCAGGCTTCAGTAGTTTAGTCGGCATGTCATGCCCTCCTTATTGATTCAGCTTTTGCTCACCGATTATGAGCGGATCGTCACCGGCATCAATGCCGCCCTCGTCATAGGCCTCGCCGTGCCACAGCACAAAATCTGCCAGGCCGCTGATGTCCGGCTCGTAATCAAGCGGCATGTGCGGCATGGTCAAATTGATGGCGTACACCGTGCCGCCCAGCTCGAACATGGCGTCGCGGAACAGGTTGTCCACACCGCTCACCATGGCGCTGCCGATCTCCTCAACATCAAGCACATGCAGATAAGGCAGCAGCCGCTCGATCATGTCATAGGCGCCGATCACCCGCTGGTTGCCCCGCCGCCGGCTTGTCTCGCTGGCGCCCTTGCTCACCATGTACACTGAAAAGCGGCCGTCAAAATAGCCGTCAACCGAGCCTGGCTTGGCGCCCAAAAATGCCACATAGACGCCCGGCGCAAACTGCAAGGCCCGCTTCAGCGTCTCCATGGTCCAGCCGCCCGGCAATGTCTCAATCTTGCGCACCGTACTGCCGAGCCTGGCTGCAGCAAGGGAGATGATCGCATCTTCAATGTCGGTGATGATGCCCATCAGAAGCCCCCACCGTTAAAGACAGTGCGGCCGCCCTCAAACTCGGCCATGCCTGCCGTCTCTGCCACGGCACCGGCCGGCTGCACCAACCCCACATCGCCCTTGGCAACCTGGCGCAGATAGAGCACAGCCTGGTCATACCGGTCCTTGACGCTGCTGGTGGCGCCGTCGTCATAGAGCCGGTACCTGGCGATATCGCAGGCAATCAATGTGAGCGCCGCCGGCACCTCGGCCAGGGGCAACTCATACCGCCCGGCAAGATAGCCGTCTATCTCGGCGGCGGCATCGCCCAGGGCCAGGTCAAGCACCGTGGTGTCGATCACCCCCAGAGAGACCCGGTCGGTGAGTTGGATCAGCTCCTCCTCGCCATACCGGGCAACCATATCCGCCTGGGTGCAGTACATTACTCACCCGCCTCGCGGCCCGCCTGGTAGATCTCCCATGCCTCATCGCGCCGGGCACTGTCGATGTTGGCGCCAAGGGACTCCTCAACAGCCTTGACATGCGGCTTGCCTGATGAGGCGCTCCACAGATCAGGGTCGTCCATGGGCAGGCGGCCGATGGCAGCAACAATGGCATCCATGCCGATCTCGTCACCATCCCCAGGCCCGCCGGCGTCTTGGTCGCCGGCCTGCTCTGCACTGGCGGCATCTGCCCCGGATTCCTTGGTGTTATTGCCGCCGACAAGTCTAGGGTCGGCCTGATCGGTGTTGCCTCCACCGCCTTCGGACACCTCGGCAACGACAAGCATCGGCTCATCCTTAAGCCGCTGCAGATCCTCGTCCGACCAATACCCGTCCTCATATTCCGTGCGCGTCTTGGAATGGGCCACGCCGCAGCGCCGAAACCCCTCCCGCTTACTCTGTATTGTGATCATGATTGGTTCTCCCGCAACGCGGGGCGGTTCACCGCCCCGCGTTTATTCATTCAACTTCGATGAAGATCCCTCGCTAATCCAGCCAGGGCACAACCAGCACATCAACCGCCTTGAAGTTGGTGTTGCTGGCACCGTTGGCCAGCCGTTCCGCCTCGATCACTGCCTTGGCAGCGGCCCGGTTGCCGGAGCCCACAACGAGCAGGTTGGGCATGACGCCCAGGGGCTTGCCGTGGTCGCCCTTGAAGGCGCCCATGGCGGCCATGGCCGCATCAAAGTTGGTGGCGTCAAGGGTGTCCTTGGAACCGAAGGCCATCTGCCAGAAGCCGAAGCCGACGTTCTTGCGATCGTCCACGCCGTAGACCAGCTCGTCACGGTTAAAAACGTTGTCATCCTTGGCGTCATCCTGGCGGACAAACTCCGGAGTCTTGCGACGCTGCAGGATGAGGGGCTTGAGCGGTCTGCGGGTGTCGAGCAGATACCACGGCGTGCCTGCCCCGGCCTGCATGTTGCTGACGCTGCCCTCTGTGCCGTCGGCCTGGATAACCGGATGGTCGGTATCAAAGAAATACTGGCCGTCGTAACACTCTGTGGCAAAGCCTGCGGCCAGCAGCGCAAAAACCAGCTCGTCCGGATGCTGATTTGCCGACTGCCCGAGCATCTCCATCATCGGCGAGTAGACGCCGTACTGGTCATCTTCAACCTTGTCTCGTGGCACCCCCACGGTCAGCTCGAACTTTTTGTTCTTGATGGCGTAGTCATGCCCCTTCAGGTTGTGGATATGCCGGTCGCCGATCCACTCGCGCATACCGGGGATATCTCCAAGCCAGCCATACTCCTCGCTGCCGGTTGTTGACGGCACCATGGTGGCCACCTTGTCCCACAATGGACTGACGCCACCAAAGCCGCGCTGGAATGCGGCGTTGAATGCTTTGAAAAGAATGGCAAGGTTGCCGCTGTTGATAATCATGAGATTGGTCCTCCTTTTATTAGACCCTTTTTGTCAGGACTCCTGACTCCAGAATTCGAATTCTGACTTATCTGAGATCGACCCAGACTCCGAGGCTGTCCACATCATGGACCTTGCCTGCCACCGAGCGGGTGCCGGTGCCGTCCGTCTTGGCAACGGTCTGGTCGTCAACGATATAGCAGTTTGTGCCGATATCAGCGGCGGTGATCTCGTCGGCGCCGGCACTGTTGGCAAAGCGGAAGATGCCCTTTTCGATGGGCACCTCAACCGCGTCGTCGAGGCCTTCTGAGTTGTCGACGCTCTCGACCACACGACCAACGCCAAGGATTGTGGTGGCTGTCGCACCCGGGGTGGCCCGGCCGCTTGCGTCGCGGGCGCACAGGGCACCGGCGTAATACTTCTTGGCAGCGGCTGCCTTGAGTGACAAGAGGTCGCCGCTGCGACGTTTGGTGTCTCGTTCTGCTGTTAATTCTGACATGTGATTCTCCGTGTTCAGTGTTCAGGGCTTTTGATGTTTCCCGGCTTCCGGCCACTGGCCGCTTCTAGGCGTTCGCCTTCTTGTAATCCTCAGGGTCAATGCCGAGATTCTTGCACACCGCCAGCTCATCGGCGCTCAAGGCGTCGTCGCCATCATCTTTGGGGGCCTCGCCCTTGGTCTGGGTGCCACCCTTCAGGGCGGCGATGGCCGGCGTCTTCTCAAGGTAGCTCTTGAGTGCGGCAACATCCGAGGTGCCCAGCTCCTTGGCCCACTCTTTTTGGGCAGGCAGCAGCTTGCCGTCATCCAGACCCTGCTTGACCAGGGCATCAACATCATCAGTGCCCTTCTCGGTTTTGAGTGCCACAAACTCGCTCTTCAGCGCCTCAAAGGCCTCGATAGACACAAACTTGGCAGGATCTGCCTGGTCTGCCTTGGCCTTCAGGGTGGCGATCTCGGTGTCCTTCCGGTCAACGCTGTCCGCCTTGGCCTTAAGCGCGGTCATGGCCTGCTCGATCTGGTCGTCACCGGCGTCTTTTGCCAGGCCCAAAAGGGCAATCAATTTTTCTCGATCCACGGTATCCTCCTCTGTTGTTGTTTGGAATTTGGCGGCAGCTCGTGCCGCCAGGTCGGAGTTGCCGTCAATGCCCGGGTCATTGGTGAGCGCCGCCATTTGCACGGCAAGCACAACTCCGGTCTTTTTGTCGTAGGCAAACACCGGCGAAACGTAGCGATACTCTCCGGCTTCGATCATGGCCTTGGCCTTGGCGGTCCACTGCACGTCAACGGCATACAGCCCGCCGCTCCTGGACGTCCCTGTCCCCGCGGCACTAGCGCCTCCCTGCGCGTCGTCACGCCACTCCAACTTCTTGAACCAGCCGGCCTCCGGGGCCTCCTTGCCGTTTATCTCCGCATTCAAGGTCTGGTGCTCATAGTCGATGACCAGGTCGCCGAGCAGGCCGTCAGCCCTGGCAATCACCCGGGCCGCACTCTCGGCATCAATGCGCCAGGCGTCGACCTCATGCGGCCTGCCGTCCCTGGCTCGGAACTCCCCGGCCGGCATCAGCCTGATCTCGTCGGGCGCCGCCGAGGATATCTCAGCCACACAGGCGGCAATCGCCATTGCACTGGTTAATAGCTTCTTCTTCATAACGGCAGCATACCCTCCATTTTCTTTAGCCCCCATCTGCACGTATTCAGTGCAGCCATTGCACAATGGCAAACCGTGCCCGCGAACCACGTTCAGATCACGTTTAAAACTTCCCAGGTTCACCGCAACGCCGTCCCGGCATATCTCGGGGCGCTTTTAGCTGTAAAATCGCTCTCAGGCCATTTTCCGGGCAATTTGCAATCACGCCGCCATGGCATCGTCAAGATGGGCCTGGATGATGCGCAACACCTCGGCCTCGTCGTCATCGGACAGGCCCAGGTAGGGGCGGGCCGGGATGTTGCGGTCGTCGTCGCCGAAATGCTGGGTGGCGCCGTATATCCTGTCCGTGCCGAACTCAAGACTGTCGCCGCCGGCCTGGTAGCGCAGCAGGTCGCGCAGGTCGCCGCGCTCCACCAGGATCTTGCTGCCGGCCAGGGCCTTAATGGCACCGGCCTTGGTGCCCCGGCTGGTGGTAAGACTCTTACGCTTCTTGCCCTTGCCCCGCCGCACCCCCTTGAGCATCTTGCGGCGCAGCGTGCTGTCGGCCAGCGGCTCCCAGGGCGTGCCGTCCGGCGCCTGCTCGTTGTCGAAGCGCTCCCGGTGGCTGATGAGCAGATATTCGCCGATGTCCTGGAATGCGAGGTGCATGTTGCCGCCGGCCTTTTCAAGGCTCGTTAAGGCCTCACGCACCTGGCGGTCGTCAATCTCAACACTTATGGCAAGACCGGCTCCAGCCATGCTGCTCCTTAATTGTTACCGACGGCTGCCCAGCCTGATGTGCCGGGATTATAGGCAAAGCCTGGATCGATGCCTTCCGGCACCATCACCGTGCGCGGGGTCGGGCCTCGCTGGCCAACTGTGACCTCATGGTAATTCATGGGCGGGGCCTCAGTTGCCACCCTGAGCCCCATGCGCTCCACATCACGGTCGGAAACCATAAACTTGAGGCAATGACAGCCCCAGCCGTTGGACGGCGTATGCGTCTGCCACCATGGGTCGTCCAGGGGCAGCACCGTGCCGTCCCAGGCCAGATGCTCCTGGCGTGGGCTCAAGCTCCCGCCGTGCTTATACAGCCCGTAGGGCCTGGCCTTACGCAGCTCCGGGTCCATCATCTGCGCCTCGCGCCCGGCGTTGTAACTCTGGCGCAAGTTGGTGTCGTAAATCACCCTGGTCCGCCAGTTGCGGCCGCCGTTGTATGTCCAGCCATGGCGCTCCACCAGGGCGTCAAAGTCCTTGCGGAACTCGGCCAAGGTGGTGCCCTTGCTGATCGCCTTGTCCACGGCGGAGCGCAGATCCGCCAGCAGATCGTCGCGCATGGCTCCGGCCACCACAAAGGCCCGGTCGTGCATGCCGTGCCACAGGTCGGTCCACGACTGTGTGGGCATGGTGATCTTTTGTCGGAAAAACTCGATCTGCTGGGCAAAGGGCAGTGACCCGTACTTAGTCGCCAAGGCCGACCCCCTCCAGGATGTCGTAGCGGCCAGCCGACGGCCAGGGACGGCCTAGTGCCGGGCGAGCCAGGGATGGCGACAGTTTCGGCGACCTCGGATTTATGGTCATGTCCTTAGTCTCCAAGGCCGACCCCCTCAAGAATGTCGTAGCGGCCGGCCAGGGAGGCTGCGGTCAGAGCCTGGGCCATGACATCGGCCAGGGTGTCGGTCTCCATCTGCGGGTACGCCTCAATCAACCTCTCACGGAACTCCTCAAGGCTGTCTACGTCGTCAAGCAGCGCTCGCACGGCATTGACCATCGACTCAATGGGCTCTGCCGTGTCCACGCCGAGCTTGTCAACCTGGTCGTCAACCACGCCACCGGCATCTTCTATGGCGGTTTTAAGGGCGGCCATGCCGTGCGCCTGCTGTGCCCTGAGCTTGCTTTGCTCTGGGCCGGTCGGAGAGTCGCTGGATCGGTCGACAGTTTGCCTCGGCTGCAGCAGGTCATCCTTGTCGCCGGCCTGCGGTATGCGGGTCTTTTCGTGCAGCCACCACACCGGGATCCGGGCCCCCATATCAACAAAGATCGGCAGGCTTTCGGCCAGCAGCTTGTAGTCTTCCGTCTCGCCTGTGTCTAAGTAAAAGCGTGGCGCCCGGCGCTTGTCCTCAATGCCGAAGTTGACGGCGGCCATGGGCCACAGGATGTCACGACCGATTGTCCCGGCATACTGCCTGGCATCAGACCTGATCAAACTCTGCTGGCCGCGCTCGTGCACATTGCCAAGGGCATTGGTATTTGTCCCCTCGCCGGTGCCGGAGGTGAGGGTGTTGCCGAGTATGGCCTTGGCCTTGGCTCGCTCGCACCAGCGCAACATCACCTCATACACATCACCCTTGCCGGCTGCCGCCTCCTTGAACTCAATCTGCATACCCTCCGGGATGATACCGGCGGCCCGGTGGCCCAGGTTGGTGACGGCGCGCAGCAGGGTACCCTTTTCTTTTTTTGTGGCGTTGCGCGGATAGGTGCCGATCCGGGCCGGCATGCCGTAGATCTCCAAGAGCTCGGCCAAATCGCCCAGGGCATAATTTTGGAAAAGATAGGGCCAGACAAGCACACGATGCATGCCGGAGCGGGCGATATATCCCGCCTTGGCTCTGTGCCGATGCTGCACCCAGCCCAGGGGCCACAGTTCGGCGCCGTGGGTCGAGGTGTCGCGTAACCGCAGTTCGTCTTGCCGCTCCGGATGCAGGCGGAACCATGAGTGCGGCCGAAAGATGGGCTGCTCAATGATGCGTTTACCGTTGTCCATGGCCCAGGGCAGCTCAAGGCAGGCCCACCCATGACCGACACCGGCGCCCAGGTCGATGATCAAATCCTCGACCTCCAAACCGACAAAGGCCTCGGCGCAAAACTCGGCCGCCTTCTTCTCCTGGGCCGTGGCATTGTCCGGCGGCACGATCTGCCACTCAAGCTCGGCGGCAAGCTGACAGCGCTTGCCCAGGTCGGCAGCAATCTGCGGATCCTTCTCCTCCATGTCCGTAAACAGCTCGTGTTGGGCCTTGAGGTCGCCGCGCTCGGCAGACTCCAAGATGTCGTAGAGCCTGGCAGGCGTCAGCCCCTTGCTCGGGTGCTCGGCAAACTCCCGCTTCAGCATGCCGACACGGGCCTCGTTGTCCGTCTGCTGCTCGCCCTTGGTGACAGCCTCTGCCTGGCCGCTGTCCGTCTGCTGCTCTCCGGTCCACAGGCGCTTGATCAAACTTTTAATACTCACCACGCGCCACCTCCGGCATAGCTAAGATCATCGTCGTCATTCTTCCGGCCATCCCAGCCACCACCAGCCCTGGGCGCCTCGGTGTATTCGATTTCGACGGTCTCTTTTTTCATTGCGTAATGACTGAGAAAGAGGCTGATTGCCGAGTCGCCATGCCGCTGCGATTTCGGACCATCCCCTTTTTGAGTCTTGGCCTGGGGTAGCTTAGGTATGCCCTCAATGACACGCAGTGCTCGCAAGTCGTCCCGCACCTCTGCGTCTTTCGGGATGCCTTCCAGAGTGCCGTCCTGCAGTGCTGCTTTGAAGCGCGGCATGTTCTCCAGGTAAAAGGTGTTTGACAACATCACCTGCTCTATGCGTAGAACTCCATACCTTTGGGATGCACGCTCAGCCAGATACTGACCATTCCCCCTGGCATCCAAAGCGCCGAAACGGAATCTCGGCAACCGATCAACGATGTAATAGAGCACTTGCTCCTGTTGCCTGAATGGGCAGTTCGACAACTCCACCTGCAGCTTCACACGGTCAGTAAGGTCTCGGCCTTCTTCAAGCACGTCGATGACCGTCAAGTCACCCAGGCGCCCGAAGTCCTCACCAAATCCATGGGCAAGCTCCTGGTCCAGGTCGTCCAAGAAAGGCTTTAACTCTTCCTCGCACCATGCCGCGATCTCCGCTTCGCGCTCATGGTCAGGCTGATGGCCGAACTCAGGCAACCAGCGGCCACGCACAAGCGGCGTGTCCTTGTTCATGCGGGCCTCGATCAGCCCCATGGTCAGATAAGCCCCGCCGGACTGCGATGGGATAACGTCAAGCTCTTCTGCAGAGTCATCACCATAAAAATCATAGGCATCCTGAACCCACTGTGCCTCACTCTCCTGGGTCCACTCGATACCACGGCGCAGACATACGCGTCGGTAAAGCCCCTGCGCAACAGCTTCCCGGAATGTGGTCTTGTGGACACTGCCTTTGCGCTTTCCTGCCCGAGCCTCCAAAACAAGTTCATTGAAAGGGTTGTCCACACCGTTATGTGTAGAGATGATGCGGACCTTGTCACCCCAAAGCAGCATTGCCAGGGCCGCCTTAAGCATGCCTGCCAGGTCGTTATGGAACGCCGCCTCGTCGATCACGATCACCCCCTGCTTACCGCGCAAGTTGGTAGGTCTGGACGACAGTGCAACGATTCTGCGGCCTGATTTGGGGAAATCGATCTTGTACGTTTTTATCTCCTTGTCGCCGTCGACAAAAATGCCTTCCTCAACTTCACTGGCCGCCTGGTCAAAGGCCCGCGCCCACATCGAACAGGCCTCTATATATTCAAGGGCCATGTCCTGGGTGGCACTGATATAAAAGACGTTCGAGCCATGGGCAGCAGCAGCAATAAGCACATCGTCGGAAGCCTCGGCCCACGTGAGACCGATACGGCGGGACTTCTCTCCGATCTTGAGCTGAGAGTCGTCCGACACCCACTCTTGCTGGTAGCCGAGCAAAACAGGCGGCGGTGCGTCTTGGATGTGAGCTGTTCCGGGGACTGTCTCGACAAGAAAATCCTTCATTTCCTCACCCCAAGAATTGCCTCGCGCAGCTCTTTGACTGAATCTGCTGACAACCCACCCTTGGCCCCCACCTTCTCCGCCGCATCGGCGGCCTCTTGCCTTGCCTGCTTCCTGATCTCCGCCTCGCGCTTGACGTTCATTGTGGAGCTGGCTTCAAGGCGCTGCACGGCCAGGGACAGCCCCTTGACCTGGCTGATCACGCCTGGCAGGCTTTCGGCTGTCAGCTCTTCGTTCTGCAGCTTCAAAGAGAGGTCAAAAGCCAGGGTGCGCAGGATCTCGTTGACCAGGTTGCCCACCTGGCCCTGGGGTGCGGCGCCCAGCTTGCCTATCCACATCTTGGCGATCTCGCGGCTCTGGCGCAGCTTGTCGCCGGCCTCCCGCATCTTGAGGTCATAGCGGTTGACTGCGCTCTTTGTGACCCTGTCATCATGACCTTCATCGGCCAAGACCTCATTGATCCTGGCCGTGGCCTCAAGCTGGGTGACGCGCGGATCGCGGAGCAGCTCGTGCAGCTTGTCGAGGATGTCCGGCGGCAAGCGGTCTATGGATGACGGCTTGCCCATTACAGTGACGGCTCCGGACGTTTGACGCCGGGCACGCGGGCGGTGCCTTCGGCCACATCGCGGCCCCTGGCGGTCAGCCTGGCCACCATGACACCGGCCGGCTCATTAACAGCGACAAGACCCTGCTCGGCCAGCCATGCCAGCTCGGTGCGCAGCTTGTCCTGGCCAACCCTGTGGCCCATGGCCGCCAGGGCGGAGCGCAGCACATATTCGTTGTGGCTGTAATCGGCATCTTGGTTGAGCACGCGCAGGACAACCAGCCGCATATCAGCAGTTACCAGCTTTTCAAACTCGTTCATCCGTTCACCCGCAAATGATGTTGATTGAGCAGATCCACTGCCCGGTTGACACCGGAGAGTCGGCCATCAAGCCGCCCCAGGTTTTCTGTCAATCTTGCTATTTTGCTGCCAAGATCATGCAGCTCGGGACGCGATGGCAGAGCCGTGACCGCCAGCTCCACCGAAGTTAAGCGCTCCTCGGCCCGCTCGTCTTTTTTGGTGCGAGCTGCCCGGCGATCTTCGCAGGTGGCCTGCGAGACAAACGACTGCTTGAGAGACCACATCCCCCAGGCCATCAGGGCTTGGACCACTAAAATGACCACAGGCAACCAGCGTAAAACCATTTCCATCAACCCACTCCTCGCCTTTTTTCAATGTCGGTCATGCACGCCACACACAGGCTGCAGCCCGGCATGGCGGCCCGCCTGGCCGCCGGTATCTCGTCGCCGCACTCCTCGCACACCTCGGAGCCGGCAGCGCCTGCGGCCAGCTCCATCCGGCTGCGGTGGCGGCTGACAGCCTCGGCATTGTGTCGGGCCTGGTAGTCGGCGCCGTAATCTCCTTCGTCCATCACTACTTGTCGGCCAGGCACTTGTCGAGCTGGTCGCGCAGCCGGCGCTCCTGGCGGTAGCGGTCCTGCAGCCAAGCGGGAGTCACGGAATACTTACCGTCCGGCAGCTCCCTGATCATCCGGTCCGCCGGGATCACCGTCACCGGTTGTCGGTCGGCGCAGCTCGTCAAACAGACGGCTGAGATCATCAGCATCGCGGTCAGCCAGGGCCCGATCAAACCGCTGTGTATCGCTTTTGTAGTCACGGACATTCTCCTTTTCCTTCTTTGCAAACCAGTGCTTGAGCAGCATGGCGACAATGGCCAGCACGGCAGCTGCTGCCTCGGCCATGGCTTACTCGTTGCCCCAGGAGATCTCTTCCTTGGTGACCAGACGCAGGCCGGTATTGACGGCGGCCAGGATGTAGCCGTTGGTCTCCGGACTGATCACCCAGCCGAACTGGGCCTGGGCAACAATGGCGACAATGGCCAGGATGTTGGTCCAAAAGGTCTTGCTTGTCCAAAAACGCTTGGTAGTAGCTTGCATGCCTATCCCTCTCTCATCATGGTTGCCAGGGTGTGGGCCCGCTGCCCCACCTGGTCGGCCCACACCGAGTCGAGCATCTCGTCGGCGGCCGTATCAAAGTCGCGCGCCAGCATGGCGGCGAGCATCTTCTTAAACTTGAGTAACCGGGGCAAGCCCAGGTTGTAGCACATGTCGATCAGCGCCATCCGGCGCCGCTCCGACAGGCTGCGAAAGCCGGGCACAACTTTTTCAAGGCGCAGGGTTGTTGCCAAAATGTCGTTACGCAGCAACACCATGGCCTCGGCCGTTGAGATGCCGTTGTCGTCCAAGTTGCGGCCCGCGCCGATAGTGATCTTGCCGGCCGGGCACACATAGGGCTTCAGCCGCAACCCCTCGTGCTCGATGAGCTGTTGTTCAAGTTTTTGTTGATCCATGGCGCCCCTCCGGAGCTGGTGGTTCACGTGACAGAGGCACGGGCCGCGATGGCCCGTGCATGCCAATCAGGAACATCACAGGCTTCTTTGTACTGTGGATCGGGAGGGGGGTGTAGGTGTGGCGGTTCAGGTGGGAGAGTGCATAAAAAAGGGGCAGCCGGACCGGCCACCCCTTTAAGTTAAAGAAGATAAAGAAGGTAGAGGAGTTAAAGAAGGTGGAGGAGATAACTTCTTTATCTTCTTTAACTCCTTTACCTTTTGGCGACAAGCTTATCTGACCAGGCGCAACACCTGGGCCTGCGGCCCTGTCTCGGCCTGCCTGGTCGCCTCAAGCCTGGCCAGGCGTCTTTCCAGCCGGGCAACGGCGCGGCGCAGATCGTCATGGCCCTTGTCAAGCATGGCTATCCTGCCGACGCTGTGCAGCGCAATATCCTGCAGGTCTTTCATGGCGAGCATATCAGTGCACCTCCTTGCCGCCGCCATCCGCTAAAGCCAGACCTGTAACAATGGGTGTTCTGGCACCTTTAAGAATAACGCGACCTTGGGAAACTTGGGGAAGACAACGGTAGAGCTTGGCAAAGAAATTTGGCTTAGAATCAAATGAAGCCGCTGTTTCCCGGCAATAGCGGCTAAAGGCCTCATAGAGAGCAGCCTTGGTGGTGAATTTGCCCGATTCTATCTGGCAGCAGTGATCAACAAAGGCCTGGACATTCGAGGTGTCCATGAACCTGATGAAGCAACCGGCCCCGCTACCATGGGCCCTTCTGGACTCCCGGGAAACGGCTTCTCCAAGACGATCTTGATGGGCCGCAAGTTTCCCCACTGTTACCATTAGATCTGCCATTGTGCCTATCAGGTTGTTGATCACCGGCGTCTCAAGCAGCTGATCGTGCAGGTCGCGGGAGCCGTAAAATGATTTAACCTCACCGCGCTCCAGCTTCTGCCAACGGTCAATCACCAAGGCTCGCCGCTTGGCATCATAGCCGGTGATCAACACCATGGTGGCCTGGAAGTCGAGCTGATACATGGGGCGTAGTTCGCCCTTTTTGTCTTTGTAGTCAACGGCAGCAAAATTGCTTTCGTTTATTGCTTCTTGATCTGTCAGTGAGCGAATATCACGCAACACATCAAAGTGGTTCTTGTTGGTGAGTTCTGCGATCTCCAGGCTGGTCATCCTGGTGTTGGGGTGGATGCTGATAATTTCGTTGTTCATTCTGCTACCTCCTGTCTGGGAATTAAGAAATTCCCGCCCCTGCGCTTCCAATCGCAAAAAAAAGGGCGGAACCGTGCGGGTTGGAAGACCGGAGACAGGCACCGGCGGGCCCGAGGGCCCCCCGCACGGCCCGCCCAAAGTGGTGCGATGCCGCGCTGTGGACGCTTGTACCCGTTTTTGGGGCACAAAAAAACCGCCGATACTGCTGGTGGCGGTGCGTCCGCCTGTCTATCGGGCTTCCAATCCCGGTCACGGATTTTGCCGTGACGGTCTTAAAATAGCCCCAACCGGCGGACGCTGTCAACCATATTTATTGACCTTGCAACATCTACTTGCTATGACTAGCCCTGTAAAAAAATATCATTCACTAATAAGAGGAGAGAAAATGAAAACCATTTCCAACCCTGCGGCATTCCGGGTTTCAGTCTTTTTATTACTGGCAGTTGTAATGATTCCATCAATTTCTTCTGGGCAAGAAGATCAGCTTCTCGAAAGAGAAATGGAGGAATTCGACCGCATTGCCAAAGAGAATGGGTATGTGGGGTTATACAAAAACGGTGGCATTGCCAGGTTCCTTTATCGGGTGAAGCACGGAGACCAGATGAGCAGCGGGTTAAATAAATTCTTCTGGAGCGATATCTCAGCCAATGACAATAGGCTTGATGCTAAATTCGAAGCGATACAACTTTTTGATGGGCTCATTATCTACGACCTCAACGACTTTAAGGGTAATGAGGTTATCAGATTCACCATCATTGTCCCATCCGTCGAGGGAGAGGCTTTTCTCGAAGGGCAAACCTTGAGACACAGAATGCATGTTTATACAGGCAACATAACCTATACCACTGTTTTAGGAGTTGAGAGGACGATACCTCTCTTTAAGCCGGTCGCATTCGAAGAGGTTGACTGATACGCTACTCACAGGCATCACCACAACCTCATCTGCTTATCATCAGGCTCCACAGCGCCCAAAATGTTGTATGTCTGCCGTTCGCCCAGGCCGTGACTCCGGGCCAGCTCGATGACGGTGATGCCGCCCTGGTCGTACCTCTGACGCATCCAGCGGTTGCGCCACTTGATCTTGAGCGGCCTGACGCTGGGCAGGCGCAGCATGGTGCCGCCGATCTTCTCGGCAACCAGCAAGGAGTCGCGTACACCGATAACCTCGGCCAGGATCGGCAGGTCACCGGGCAACTCGTCGATGGCCGGCAGGGCCTCGTCCGGCATGTCGGCAATGGATGGGTCACTATACTCGTCGTGCCTGCTCACTACCTCGCCTCCGGGTCAATGCCTGCGTCCTTGCAGCGCTTGCGCAGGTCTGTGATCAACACAAACAGTTCATAGTCACCATCAAGCCATTCTAGGCGATCGATGCCGAATTGCTTTTTGCAGCGGCGGTGCAGCTTGGCCACGTCGTAGCCCAGGGCGTTCCACATGGCCAGGATGTACTTTTGCCGCCTGGCCGCCGGGCCCGGCTTGATGCGGACAAAGTTGTCATCCTTCTTCACAGTTGTCGGCCGCTTGGGCCGCCAGCCTTTGGCGCGGAAATGGTTGAGCAACACCGTGACCTGGCGCGGCGCCAGCTCCTTGGCGCTGCCTACCTGGAAGCGCCAGTGCAGCACATCGCGATACTCGGCATCGCTCATGCCCAGCTCTTTCTTGGCGATGTGTATTTTGGCAAGGTCGGCACGTGATACCATGGCGATCACCTCTTCCTCTTGTGTTCATTGGCCCGGCGCACGGACTCAGGCAGCATTTGCCACTCGTCATCCGTCATGGTTGCCCAGGCGTCGTCTGTCTGATCCGCCCCGGCAGGCCCCGGCGCCCGGCCGGTACGATAGTTGCCGGCTTTCTCCAGCTCGCGTCGCCGGGCCTCGGCTGCGGCATCGGCCTGGTCCGCCAGTTGCCAGGCCACCTGGCGCATGTAGTTGTGGTTCGGCAGGGGCCGCGACAGCCGGTCGCGGCGCTCCACCATCTGGGCCATGGCCTCGGCCCACAGGGACGGTGGGCAGGGCCTGGCCGGTTTGCCCTGCACCTGCACATGGCCGCCATCCACCAGGGCGGCAAGCTCCCGCACCAGGCGGGCCGCCTTTTTCCACCCCATGGCCCGCGACTCGGCCCGAAACAGGGACAGATAGGGCAGGCAGGCGCCCGGCAGCGGCGCCGGCAACCCGGCCACCGCCACCAACACCTCACGTGCCGCCACATCATTGATCCATGCCTCGGCAGACGCCGTCAGCCCGCACCCCGGACATACAAGACGCATCAGCGTGTCCTCCCGTTGCACCTGCCACACCCCTCACACGGATGCGTGACATGGCTCAAACAACCAGGGTGGCCGCATGGGTCCCCGTCTTTTATTTCGCGCCTATATCCAATGATTGCCTCTCTCGTGACATCACCGGTGATACCGTCGATCACGAGATCTGGTGTGCAGCATCGCCTCAGAGCGCCAGTGTCACGCAATTTAGCGCCGGCAAGTACATCGCCTATCGGGTCAAGGAATGCTCCATCGCGTCACACTCGGGGCAGCCCAAGACAGCAACCCCGAGGATCGTCCGTGTGTCGAGAAACACTTCGCATCCGCACTCCCTGCACCGAAACCGGCCAGAGCCGTCGATCTCGATATTTTCTTTAGTGGAATTAATAGTCATCAGTCTCTCGTTCGCGCAATTCAAGATGTGGGGGGCCAAAGTCATGAGACATCCGGCGGGCCGGATGACAATTGTAAACAACAACATCTGCCCCATCGTGAGAGAAACCATGCTCAACGGGCAGGGTGTCAGGCAGCTCCGCTAAAGCAGCTTTTAATTCTCCAACATTCCTCACTACAACCGGATATCCGGCGGCACCTACTTTGTAAAACTTCTTCGGGATATCCATAACTCCACCCTCTTCTGATTTCTCAATTCTGGATCCTGTCTTCTGCTTTTATGGCTGGCATCATCAGACCCAGGCCGCCACGCCTGGATGACCGGGTCGGTGCCCGGTTTCGCCTTTCCTTTACACGGCCGAAAAATCAAGGGGGAGCTGCTGATATGCGCCGCCTGCATCCCGTTCGTAAATCCGGAAATAGGTGCGGGAGCCGGTGACGGTGAGGCTGTCGCCGATGGCGGACATGGCCCGCTCCCACTTGGCATCCTTGATATTGAGCTTGCGCAGGCCCAGGATGCGCTTGGCATTGATCCGGCCCTGCTTGTCTACCTGAAATGCGTCGTCGATAAGGACGCGGACCTTGGCGTCCGAGCCGCTGGTCCATTCGCGCAGGCACTCGTCAATCAGGGCCTTGGCGGCTTGTAAAGACTCATCAAAATCGAGCTGGTCACTGACGGCCCGCAGAATCCGGTAGCGGCCGTCAAAGCTGGTAAGGGTGACGTTGCCGCGCAGCCCACCCAGCTTGACGCCGTATTTCTCGGCCGCCAGATCAAGGAAGGCCTCCATGTCGCCGCTCAGCTGCTCCTTAAACTCCGTCACCACCTTACTGACCTGCTTGGCCTTGGCCACCGCCTCGGCGACAAAGTCGTCGCGGGCCAGGTCCTCGTCCTTGATCGCCTCAATGGGCACCAGGTGCCCGACACCGTTGCGCTTATAGCCGTCCGGCACTGTCTCTTGCATTTGCTTACCTCCGTAGATTTCGAGCACCTTTGTTTTGATCGGCTCGGTGCTGCTTTTGTAGGTGCCGGCCAACACCATGGAGATGGTGGCCGACGAATAGCCGAGCTTGCGGGCCACGGCAGCCTGGCTGCCGTCCGCCGCAACCGCCTTACGCAGCAGGTGTGTCCATTCCATTACCGACCTCCGTTGCCGCCTTTGTATAGTGCCGCAGCTTGGCGGCCGCCACTTCCACAGCCACCAGGGTGAGGCGTATCTCGCTCTGCGGCACGCGCTCGCCCCGCTCCAGGCGGCCGACAAAACCGGTCAGACAGGCAGCCGGGGACGGGTCCGCATGGGTGCCGGGCGTCAGCAGCCGTCTGGCCAGGCGCTGGATGGTGCGCAGGCACTCTTCAACCTCGGCCCTGGGCACACACATGGATGCACCGACAGCGGCATGCACCGTCAAAACATCGTCCAATATCTGCCGGGCCGTATCCTGTGTGCTCGGCAGTGGTTTGTAGAGTATTTTTGCCTTGCTCATATATCGTCCTCCAGTACCGTGCGGGCCCGGTTGATCCCGGCCTGGATGTCATCCAGCACCTGACCGAGCACCGCTTTCTTTTGTCTGCGGATCTCCCTGTATTTTGCAGCCTGCTCCTCGTCAGCCGGCATGTGGGCGATATCCTTAACAAGCCGCCACTTGCTGGGCTTGCTGGCGGGCTTGCCGGGGATCTTCTCGACCACGCCGATCCGCCTCAGGTTGCTTAACCACTCAAGGGCGTACTTGTTTGATGCGCCGGCCATCTCCTGCATCTCCTCGACCGTAACGGTGCGCCGCATCTTCAGGATGCGCCACATCACCCGCCGCTTTTCCGTTATCTTGCCGCTGTCGTCCTTGCCGACATACCTGAGCACGCCGGGTGCAATCCGCACCATCTCGCCGCTTTTGACAAAGTCGGCGATGGTGTAGCGCATCTTCACCTCTTCGGCCGAGGAGCGCAGGTCAGCGGTGCTGGAGATATCTGCGTATGTCATGGTGTCGTGCCGCAGCAGGATGCACGCTTTGCGTATACGGGCAGCAAATGTGTCTTTACGCGCGGGCATTGCGACCACCTCCTAAGCCTACAGCAAAGGCGTTGGTCACCATCTGCTTAGTGACATCCATCTTGCCGTTGGCGTTGACCTGCTGGACCAGAGAGAGGGCGGCGCTCTTGACCAGACGCCAATCACCGCTTGATTTCTGGTGCATAAAAGCCGCGAGGCTTGGATCAATAGAGAGGTCCGCAGATTTTTTCATGTAGTAAATAATGTCTGGAGATTCTACAGGCTTAAACTCCATGGCCTGAAACGTCCGCGACCAGGTGCGCCTGTTGCGCCGCATGACCGTTTCCAACTCCTCCTCACCGACCAGCACAAAAGGGGCCGTGGACACGTCAGAGAGGTCACGCACCAGGTCAACCATTTTCGGCCGTACCCGCTCCAGCTCATCGAGGAACACCGGGATCGGCCTGGTGGTGAGTCTATCGATAATGGCGTAGAACATGGCACTGCGGCGGCGCGGGATGCCCATGATCTTCATGGCGCGGCACAAGGCCTCCAGGAAACCGGCCTCACTGTCGATCATCGGGCCGATCACTCGCAGGTAGACACTCTCGTTATGCGCGGCATACCACTGGCACGTACGTGTTTTACCCAAACCGGCCCGGCCTGTTACCTTGCCGAGCCGCCCCTCACCGGCGCCCAGGGCAAGACCGTCCATGAGCACCTCAAAATTTCGGACATTCTTGGTCTTGACAAACGTCGGCTCTAACCGTACTTTTCTCATAATTACACCTTGTTCAGAGGTTAATTGTTTTACTGAGACGGATGCTCCCCATCCGTCTCGCCTTTTTTCACATCTCTTCTGCTGCCTGGTACATCATTGCGGCCTTGGCTCTGGCCTCCTCGAAGTACTCCTTGTGCCGCTCATACTCCGGCGACAGCTCGAAATAGCGCATCCAGGCCTGCCACTGTTTAGGTATAAGCTGGCCCTGGGCCTCCATCTCGATCAACATGTCGTACCTGTCAACGTCTCCGAGGCTTTCAAGCTGCTGACGCATCATGCTGGCTTCATCGACAACTGTGGGCTGGTAATCGTCCTCGGCTATCGGCACGACCTCGGCACTGGCCGCCTCAAGCTCCGCCACCTCGGCCATTATCTGCTCTTCATCCGCCTTGGTGATCTGCTTAGGTTTCTCCGGCAGTTGCTTGATGGGCGGGCCGCCAGCCTCGTCAACCACGCCGAGATCGATCATCTGCTTCTCGTGCTGAGGCAGAATCTCGGTCTCAAGCAGGTTTCTGGCCATTGCTGAGGCCTCTTTCTCAAGCTGTTTCTTGTGCTCGATGTTGCGCACCAGCTTCTCTTTGTCCTCGTCCCGGCCGAGCAGGTTTGCCGCCGGGTGGATCTTCTCGACAGGTGCCGCCTCGCATAGATAGGAGCCGTCCTGGTCGTAGACAAATATGCTTGAAAGATCCTGCTGATCGTAGCGCACAACAACCGGATGGCGGCGGCCGTAAAGGGCTGGGTGGTAGTAGTTCTGCTTCTGGAAACTGATGCCGTTTCTGTGGATATGCTTAACCTCAAGGCTCATCATGAGGTACGTCAGCTCTGCCTTGTCCACCCCTGGCCCGCGCCCTTCAAGAAAGACCTCCATGGGAGTTGCGCCGTCAAGATGTCCGCGTTGCCGACGTGATGCATATTCGTCAAACCAGGCGGCGATGGCCCTGTGCGCCTGCTCCAAGGTAAGGAACCGACCGGCCATTGCATTCTCGTGCACCTTGCGGTGCAGCCGCTCGCCGCGCATCATTCTTGGCGGCTTACGCTCGATCGATGTGCCGCTGTAAGTGGGGCACCAGCGCTCAAGCTCGGCAAAAGAGCCGAAGAACCGCTCAACCGTTTTCGACTGGCCATGGTACGGCCAGGCAAAAATGGTCTTGATCCCTAAGCGCTCATAAAGGCCGGCAAAACCGGCCTCGTCAAAGCTCTGGCACCCCTGGAAATGCTTGGCGCGAAACGCGCGGCCGTTATCGAGATAGACCACCTTCGGCACCATGCCGAGACGGATGATTGACCTTCTGAGCGCCGAGGCGATCGTCTGCGTGTTCTCCGTGGGCATGATCTCCCACCCCATGGGCATGCCGCTCTTCATATCCAGAAACAGAATGAGCGACATACGCTTTGGCCTTCCGCTCCATGGGTTGAGGATCTCGAAGTTAAGTACGTGTCCGTCAGCAACCAGGATGTCGCCGACATTGATCAGGGAATAATCGCGCTCGATGTAGTAAGCGCATTTGTCGTTCCAGGCTTTGGCGCCTTCACGGTGGAAAGTCCAGATGTGGTGGTTGCGGCTGGCCCACTCGTTGAGCCAGCGCCTATAAGTGGCATCTGAGCTGCCGTTCTCGATGCCCTTGGTGTTCATAATGGCGTGAGCCATGCGTATGGCCTCGGAAACGCGCGGCCTGTTCGGATGCAGGGCGCAACGCAGCAGAATGTCGGTCTGAGTTGGGGTGAGGGCGCTTTTGCCGCGTTTGTGGTAGCCGCGATTGTCAGCCAGGACCATGGTGTCGCCACCCGCCTTTTTCACCTTGCGCTCCCAGCCTTCCAGAGTCTTATAATTCTGCTCTCCCAGGGTCTCGAATAGTTGCGGGTAGGCAATACCCGAGTTGTAGGCAACCATAAACTCGTCTCGCGCTTCCGTCTTTTTGCCCCAGGGCGCCGCCGCCTTGGCTTGCATATAAAGGCGCAGCAGGTCGGCCTTGGCCATGGCCTTGGGCTGCTGATCAGGCATGATCGTCTTGACGATTCGCTGCCTTTGGTTAGCAGGCACCAGCGAGTCGATCTCTTCTTTCTTGAGGATGGCCTGGCGGACATATTTGGGCAGCAGGTGGGCCAGGTACCTCTTGCGGCCACCGCCCTGGACCTTCTCCCAGGTGTATGGCCACTGCTCGCGGTCTGCTTTTAACTGCAAACCTCTTTCAGTTTTGGGCAAACATGACAGCTCAAGACCGACGAGCGATTTTACCGAGTAGTAGGCCCTCACAGTTTTACCCTCTCAGGTGCATGCGGTTTTTCATCAGCTCTTCAAAAGCTGCTTGCATTTCCTTGATGGTGCCAAACGGCATCGCCCCACCAACTCCTCCTTGCTCAGGGTCTTCGTAAACTGCCCAGCCGCCGGCCGGGGTGTGGAACTTGATGGTCTTGCTTGCTTTATCCATCCTGAACAGGGTGTAACCGGCCTGCATGAGCTTCTTGGCATCGTCGCCACCCTGGAAAGCGGCATCTTCGATCTTGGAGCCGGCCTCGGCAAGGGTATGGCGGACCTGGTCGAGCAGGCCGACGATTGCCTCGCGCGGCGTTGCATTAAAACCGACAGCCACCTCTTTCTCCACTTCCTCAAGGAAAACGTCAAAAGCCTTCTGCAGCGGCCCGCTGATCTCGCGGCCTTCAGACACGCTTTTGCGTGCATTGTGGACCTTGCTTTTGGTTGTCTCGCCGACATATTTCTTGGTGATCTTTTTAACCATGCTGGCTGTCGGCTTCTTCCCCGGCTCAAGATTTTGCAGAACAGCCCGCCACACCTCTCGCTGCTGGTCCGGCTGCAGGCTCGCCATAGGCCGGCACTGCGCCTCGTTCATCGGTACCAGGTCGATAACAGGGCCACCATTCGCATCATGGTCGTCAAAATGTCCGCAACTGCGGACATTTTCCACAACCTCGTAAGCGCCTATATATTGGTATGCAGTGCTGCGGCCCAGGTCGTAGACATCTTTGCAATATGCCTCAAAAGTGCGCCACGTCTCCCGGTACAGCTTGCGGTCGTGGATCTCTTTCAGAGCGTCGCCGACTCGCAGAAACGCCCGCATATCTTCATGGATGATCTTCTGCAACCGTTCAAACTGCTTAGTCTCTGCAGCAGTCAACGGCTCCACAGGGTTATCCGTCAGCACAATCTCTTTCTTGGCCATTATGCTGCATCCTCCATATCAATGGGCAGCCCGAGGTGTTTCCGAGGGCAGCCTTTTTCAAGAAAATAACCAAGTACCCGCCGGTTATGTTCCCGGCCGGCAATGGTGTTGCTGACAATGGAATGGCTCTTGTACCCAAGAGCGTCGCGGATTTCCTTGACCGTCATCCGGCCGACCATCCAGCGCCTGATCTCCACTTCATTTCGACCGCTCTGTTCCGCCATTACCACTCCGCCTCAATCTTTCTCATTTTCGCCCTGGTCGCCTTCATCTGCCTCTGCAGCTTGGCCCACTCAAGCAGATCAATCTCTTCTCCATCGATAACCATGCTGCCAAGCAGCCTGGCCATGACGCTGATCGGCTCGCTTGTCCGCATAACCACGCAAAATACGGTAACAGCAACCATGGACGGTACCCGCGCCTCGTCGCCGGGGTTTAACCACTTCTCCAGGGTGTCGCCTGACAACATTTTGGCATTACCGCCATTAAGCTTGACGCGATACTGCTGGGCAAAATCGTTCAGCAAGTCCAGCACCTGAGCGCGTGACAAGCCGGAATTTTTAACGACCTGGCTCATTGATAACTTCAAGTCTCGGACAAGTCCTCCTATGGTCGGCTGGCCAAATAAATCAAGCTGTCTCGGTGCCACGTTCCACCCTCCGTCCGGATGTTAGGTTGTTTGAGTCCAATCTTAGGATTGGCCCGGACATTGACCGCTTATATCGGAAAGGATATAGTAAACGGTAACTAACCATCGTTAGTATGTGGGCATATTAGCACCATGGGGCGAACTGGTCAACACTATTTTCCAGTGATCGCACTATGCGGCTATTTTGTTTCGGACTTCTCGATATCTTATAAAAAGTTGCTCAAAACGCAACTATACGGAATAGCGTACTTTCTATGTTTTTTTGTGAAAAAATCAAATTTCGCACTTTCTTTCGGGCTTTAAACCCATGAACCCCGAAACGTTTTCAGACAGATTTAGGCAAGCTCTAGGACCAAAATCCGTCAACGCGTTCGCCAAAAAGTGCGGAGTGTCAGAGAGCCTTCTTCGGAAATACCTGTCTGGGTCATGCCCAGGCCTAGATAAAGCAGCGACTATTGCAGAGGTGGCCGGTGTCGATCTCACATGGCTTGCAACTGGCCACGGGCAAATGCGCCCTGGCTCCCCAGAGACGGAGGCAAACAGCAGCGCAAAAGACACGATCTACACAGAGGCGGCAAACAAGGCTTTCGACGACCTCGGCATGGCGGAGGGCATGAGTCTCCTCGCAAAGATATACAGCTCTGGCGACACCATCTTGATTCGCGCCATAAACGCCAACCTCATGGCCTTTGGCGAAACAGTGGACAACAAGAAGGCTATTAACGATATAGCGGCAGAAAACACAGAAATGAGAGTCAGAGTCGACTCGCTCGAACAAAAACTGACAGCCCTTGAAAAAAGGATGTCGGAAGAGGATGGCAGCGGTCAGGCCGCCGTAGGCGAATAA